ATAACTCCTTTCAAATTAATTACGTACTCTCAAAGAACAGAACAGAAAAGCAAAAACGCCTCCCGGGATCGGGTCACCCCGATCCGGGGCGGACACCAGACGGAGGAACCGTCTGGAATACAGAGGGGGGGGATAATTACACAAAAAACCACACCTCAAACTAAACATCTCGCAACAGCCGACCGACTCTTTTATTTAACAGCTTCTCCCGAACCACGAGCCGGTCGGCCGTCAAATCCTTGGCATGCTTCCTAACCTTATCGCGCCTTCCGGCCTTGACCTCGTCCAGCTCCAGCTCATCCAGCACATCATCATATCTCCGGGGCGTCCGGTACCGGCGCCCCTCATGGATAACCTCATCCGAGGGAAAAACATCAGAACGAAACTTCTTCAACCAGCTGACACCAATGGCGGGGTCTCTAGACATAGTCACAAACTCCGGGCGCACATAATACACCTCGCCCGTCTCATCATCGAACCGCTCATATTTCGCGAACTTCTTCTCTTGCTCAAACCGCACATCCGGATTCTCCGCCTGCGGATTGGACATCTTCTTAACACAATACCGCGCAACGTACGCTGCACTCTGCAGCGTCACATCCGAAAACTCACAGTTCCCTTTCTGCCAAGCTTCTTCTAAGGTCGCAGAGCGGTAGTAACGATGTCCGCGACGATTCCGCCAAAAATAACGGTCGTCGCAAAAATCAACACCAAACAATAAAGCATGATGATGAGGGCGGCGGTTCGTATCACCATATTCACCGCACTGAAAATAACGAAACGGAAACTTCTTCCGAAGCCTCTTAGCAAAGAGCTGCCAATCGCGAACATCAAGGCTACCTCCCTCCGGGAGATCCTCATCACGATAAGTCAAACTCACAAACGCGTTACACGGAACGCGCTCCTTCAGCACCTGGTCGTACCTGGTATGCATCTGCGCTTCGTGAACGCACCGCACGGCCCACTCCTGGGACCGCTGAATCCGACAACCACGACACTGACCACAAGGTAAATCGAAAGGAGGGCCAGTCGCCTCCACCCTGTTAAAGACGACCGACCCTCCGCGCGCCCTGTAGGCTCTAAGGGGTTGTGTACAGGGCACGACTTTGGCTCCTATAGGCGGAAGCCACCACGCATCGGCCGGGCACGTAGGTTCCTACCTTTCACCCGGCTTCCTCTCCGGAAGCTCCTCTTGCTCCTTCGTCTCGACATTCGCCGACGTCTCACGTCTCCCTCCATTCCACCAGGCAAGCACCTGGTTCAGCACAGCGGCCAACGCCTCAAGCGCCAGCCTAAGCCTATTCGCCTTTCCCATGATCGCCCCCCTGGTGTCATCTAGCACAGTTTAGGTCAAGTACAAAACTGTGCGGGTCCCCCCGGGGGGGACCCAAGATCCTCCGGAATCCAGATCCAGAGGTAGTAGAGGCCCCCCAGGCGATCCTGGGGGGCCTCCCGGACCAAAGCGCCATTGAGGGAAAGAAACACCCCTCAGGGCGCAGGGACGGGCGGCGCAGCGTCGTCCACCGGCGGAGGCTCGTCCACCGGAACCGGCGCCCGCGCCGGGAAATAGGACTCGTCCAGGCCGAGCTCGAGGAGCTCGTCCCGGTTGTCCACGTCCATGACCAGCTCCACGAACTTGCCGACATCGTTGTCGGCTCGCTTCCGGACCTTCGCCGGAATACGCATGAACTCAGCTTCAGCCGCCTGCAACCGATTCACCATCGCGTGGTATTCATCCACGTTCGCGAAGTCGCCATACATCGGCCTTTGACCGGTGATCTTCACCACACCGGTCTTCAGCCACCTGGCCAGCATCAGGTTGATATTGCAAGCATCAGCCTCACTCTGCTTCGTCATTACACGTCCACCCTCGGGTTGATACACCCTCGGCATCACTTCTTACCTCCCTTCTTCTTCCAAGACGGGAGCGGACCAGTCACACCACCGAACAAATTAATATTCGGCAACGCATCAAGCCACCGCTCCATCTTCGTTCGGAACTGACCAACGGTACTTGCGTCAAACTCACCGATCGTCTTCGCGCTCGGTCGATCCCGATCGATCACCATCCGAAGCTGCTCCTCTTGAGCATTCTTCAGGTTCCGATCGGACGCAGTCCACAGGTTCTGCTCGCGTGCCAGCTCGCTCAGGAACATCTCTCGCTTCGCACTCCAGCTCGCCTTATCCACCATATGCTTAGCCTGGCTAATGCCCAGCTCCTTAAGCCGCGCCTCCTGGCGCCTAGCGCTATGGCCTTCGATCATCTCCTGGCCGCGCGCAGCTGACGCACTCAAATCCGGCGTACTAGGAAAACCAGGCACACCAACACTGGGAGCCGGCGGCGGTTGACTCACCGCCAAAATCGGATTGAAGCCGGCCTTCTCCAGTCCCATCCGGGACCACACATAGCGGTTCAGCATCATATTCCGGGAAATCTCCGCAGCTCGCTTCTGAGCATTCTTCTGCGAAGCATAAGAGATTCCCGCACTTGCAATTCCAAACAGACCGCCTCCTGCGGAACCGCCCATTCCTCCTGCGAATCCCATCGACATGACTCAGACCTCCTCGACCAGGTGCCGAAGCGCCACTTGGTCGAGCATCAGAAATGGTCGATCAAACCAGGAACCGAATACGTGGGCATCGGCCTGGCGTGCAGGAACGAAAAGTAAAAGTCGCCGATGAACTGCGGCGACGTCGGATCGGCAATCACCCGATCAACAGGCGGATTATCCGGAATGAACACATCATTAAGCAGCGGCAGCGACGCAAAATCCAAAGCCAGATGCCAAGCATCCAGCGGCGTCGCATGATCGGACCTCATCTGGTTCGTTACCCGACTCGGCTTGTAACGATACTCCGCATACCGCTCCTGGTAACCAAACACCAGATCATCATTCGCAGAGCCGTCCGCAAATATCTCACGGTTATACACCTCCTGCTCCCCCAGGTGGGCGAGCGCAGGCCAGTAATAATCATAACGGCTCTGACGCGTCCACATCCGATCAAGACCCTGCTGATACGTCAAATCGGCACGAACATTCACCATTCCAACAACGACGCAATGCTCCACGAAGCTCTTCAGGAAACCAACACCGTCTACCGACTGAGTACCAAAACCAGCAAGGGTCCCAACGTCCGGACCAGCACCCCCCGCAGCAGCAGCCACGGGATGGATATTGATCCGACTCGACCCACCGCCCAGGTACTCCGGGCGCTGGAGTCTCTGGTCCGGACTCACAACTCCAAAATGACTCCGAAGAATCTCCGTATACCGGCTACCGCCTCTCGCGTCACGCTCCAAAAGCTTCTGCACCTGAAACGCCTGGCGCAGCTCATTAATCGTCGCAGCTGTCGCCGCACTCAGATCCGCCCGAATATTCGGGTAACCCGAATTGCTCGGATCCTCCTCCGCATACATCCGGTAGGTCGGGCCTCCACCGTCAATCATCTTCGCATCAGCATAAGTAACGGTTCCCGAACCATCCGTTTCGTACACCGCCTGAGACGCAATCCCGTACGTGCCCTCGTCCGCACCGATCCCTGTAATCGGCGCGGACGTTCCCAGCGGCAACTCAACCGCCGTGCCCTTCTGGGGCCACGGCAAACACGACGTGAAATAATCATGCCGCTTTCCGCGCCTCAGCAGCACATAATCCGAAAACGTATCCGGACCATCATCCACATCAACAACAACCGAATCCTGAAGATTCTCATCCCGGAACCACTCGTTCCAAATCAGGTTGTACGCACGATGATGAAGTGAATTGAAATCCAACGCGGCACCAATCGGAATCCCAAAGAAATCCGAAAGCGTGCCCGACGCCACAGTCTCCGTCATCTGGGGAACAGCGTAATCCGTCGAATCCCCTGGATCGACTTGCTCTCCATTGAACTTCTGCCAGTTCTCCCAGACCAGGCGCACGGGCACAGCAAAAAAGAAGAAGTCCATAAACATGTTATCCATCACCGGGTAAATCGGCGTCGCAAGCCTGCAAAAAGACGCCGTCCTCAAATTCATCGTATCACCCGGTAGCGCCTCATCCACAAAAATCGGAACAAGATAACCAGCATCGAACGTAGTCTTAACACCGCAGCTCCTATTGAACTGCGAACGCGGCATATTCACCGCAGGAATCTGCGAAAAACGATGCTGACCACGCGTTACACCACTCGGAAATGCACTCGTCATTCCTGACCTCCATCTTGGGACCACTGAAGTGCGGTTCCCAAACTCACGAACGAATCGTAACAATCAATAACACCAGACACAGGATTGAAATCTCCAATCTCAAACAGGGTATAATCAGCAGCATGCCTACAAAACCCGGAACTAGGGTCTCCTGCAGCAGCAGAAAAATTCCGGATACCAACAGCTCGATTAACACAAAAAAACGGCTGCAAATAAGCCTCAGCCTTCGAATCGTACACAGAAAAAACTTTCAACATATCAATAACTCCTTTCAAATTAATTACGTACTCTCAAAGAACAGAACAGAAAAGCAAAAACGCCTCCCGGGATCGGGTCACCCCGATCCGGGGCGGACACCAGACGGAGGAACCGTCTGGAATAC